CGAGCTACCCGAAGGAGAGATCGTCGCAACATGGGACAACGACCATGGGCCGTATCGCCTGTTCGTGTACGTCATCGCAACAGAATCTGAGATACACCTGAATCCCGACAAGGACGACATGGAAGTCATCGACCCTGATCATCCGCGCGCATCACAGCCCGAAGTTTCTGCATGGTACTACCCTGCGGACCTCGCCACGGCTAAGAAGATGGTGCGCAAGGAACTCCGCAAGTTCGATTGGAACGTACTCACTGACGCTGTTGACGGTAAGGAGCGTCCGAAGATGGTGTATCTCGATCTGATGGTCAAGGGCTTTGGTGACCCTGGCTCGACGCAAGAGCGTGTAGAACACGGCGAGTTTGGACCAGGCTCGGGCGCAACTGATAGTACAGCAGCGAGCGTCCTCGCAGTTATCGCGCAGATACAAGCGCGCAACCTAGCTACTAGTCCGACGCCTGCGGCGGGTACTGCTGACACACAGGACAGCAGGGGCTAAGATTAGATCATGGCAACCACTGCGCCCAAGCTAACTTACGTCGGCCTCGCAACTATCAGCAAGGTCGAGACAACTCCTGACGGTAACCGCATTGTCTACGGCAAGGCGACTGATGAGACGCTAGACGGCGACAAGCAGATCGTCGATCTGAAGTGGGCAAAGGGCGCACTAGCTGATTGGCTCAAGACTGGCGGCAACCTCCGCGTCCAGCATAATCCTATGCTGTATCCTGCGGGTGTTGGCGTTGAACTTGACGCGACTGATCAGGGTCATTGGCTCAAGTCGAATGTAGGCGAGCCTACCGCGATCAAGCTACTCGACCTCGGGGCGCTCAGCGCTTACTCCGTTGGTATCGCTAACCCCAAGGTGGTTCGCGATGCTTCGGCACCGAACGGCAGAATCGTCGGCGGTCAAATTGTGGAGGTCAGTTTGGTCGATAGACCAGCTAACCCGTCCTGCGGTATCAAGATCGTCAAGTCCGCTGATGGCGGATTCGCTTATGACGTGATCACGAAGTCCGATGATGACGACGAAGGCGCTGACCTAGACGACCCCGATTCCGATGACGCTGGGGATACTGGCGCGAGCGGACCTGATCCTAGCGGAGATGTATCCGTTAGTGACACCAAGGATGACGACAAAGAGGATGCTGAAGACGATGTACGTCGTGGTAAGGCTGCCAAGGCTGACGCTACTGACGACGCTCCGAAGTGCAAGACCTGCGATGGCTCAGGCAAGATCAGGGAAGGTCACGTCAAGTGCCCTGACTGCAAGGGCTCAGGCGATGCGACGAAGACAGCGAAGCGCAACAAGTCGAAGGCAGCTTCTAAGACTTCTCACGGCGAGATTCCCGCTGGCGACAAGCCCGATGCTGGTGAGACAATAGTCGTAGGTGATGCTAATGCAACGAAGTCTAGCGACAGCAGCGAAGAAGCTGGGAGTGAAAGTGAAGCAGGAACGGGGGAAAAAAGCGCAACGAGTAGTGAACGTCCCGCGTCGGATGGCAGCGAAGAGAGTAGAACGTCACAGGATGTCTCGATAAAGGTTGCGCTCGACGACACCTACGAGACTATCGCACAGAAGATCGCTGACGCGCTGAAGCAAGAGCGCTCTACTGGTGGCACATTCACTACGCGCAGCAACGCTGTCTCGCATGACCCAGCGCACCACGACGACCCGCGTGCCGAAACTAACACAGTAGTACCAGAGCAGCCCGACACTACCGCGATTGACGTAGCAATGGGCCGCGCAGCGCGCGTCAAGGCTATGTCTCCTGAGCGTGTCGCTTGGATGCTCGGCGATACTGCAGTCACTAAGGTACTCGGCGTTACCACGAAGTCCGACGTATCCACGAAGGACAAGCGCGAATCTGCGAAGTTCACTCTGCATGGCTCCGATGGTGAGGTAAAGTTCCCCATCAACGATTGCTCAGATGTCACAGACGCGTGGGGCTTGCGCGGACATGGCGACATTCCCAAGGCCACGGTCGCAGCGTACATTGTGCGCGCAGCGAAGTCCTTGAGTTGTCCGATCCCAAGCGCAGATAAGCAACTCCGCAAGGCAGAGAAGCAGCTACGCAAGCAAGCGACACCAATCACTCAGACTGCCTCGGTTCCATCTGTACTCGATCGCTATAACACGATCGCTGAAGAGAATGCAGCATTGCTCGTCAAGACTGCCAAGCTAGAGAAGAAACTAGAGCAAGTCCAGGGCACGCCGACACTCGGTGATGGCGCGATTCGCATGGCTAAGTCTGTACAACCGCCTACGGTTACCAAGGTCGCGGTTCCATCGACACGTAAGGCCGAACGCAAGGCTGATCGTATAGCGAAGCGCAATTTCCTAGCGAATATCGTAGAGACTGGCACCGTCGCTGAATCCACGTCTGCGCGCGATATGATCGTCAAACTCGACAAGAGTATTGCGAAGCGCGGATAAGCACGAGATAATCAATACATGGCTACTGTAGTAACTGACGAAATCGCTGATGTCGCCGCGCAGGCAGCGGGCGCATCCCCCAAGCAAGCAACCAAGCTAGCACGTAGCGCAATCAGCGCATCGATGCTGCAGGCTGTAAAGGGATTTGGTTGGCAGAAGCCAGTCACTGGCACTCAGGCCATTCCAGGCACATCTGCATTCACTGGCGGATCGCGTGAGATCAGTGCCAAGGAAACCACGAAGCGTGCATTCCGCGCAGAGCAGGCTCTCCGCGAGACTATCCGCAAGTCGATCAACGATCCCGAGAGTGTTCGCAAGAATCTCTCTCCGTCGTTTACCGCTGAGTATCCGTTGTTCGGCACGAACTTCATGCCGCAGGATCAGGCACTCACGCAGCTACAGTCTCAGATGGAAGGTCTGTACAAGGAACTTGGCAAGTCGTTCACGCTAGGAAATGGCACCACCACGGGCACTCCCGTTGGCTCAGGTCTTGTGCCCTTCGACCTCGAAGCGCCATCTCATCTCCTGTATTGGTTCGACACTCCGCTACGCGCGAAGTTGCCGAGACTACCAGGACGCGGTTCCTCGCACCGTACCAAGGTCATCACCGCAATCAGTGGCTCGCAGACCAGTGCGTCTGCTCCGATCACTGACCCGACCTTGTCCGAAGTCACGAACTTCTCGTCTTGGCCAAACAGTAACCTCGGCGTATCGGGCGTTCAGGTCGGCGTTGACGTCAGCGTTCCGTATTCGTTCCTCGGTAGAAACGAAAACCTCTCTTGGCTCGCGCAGTTTGCAGGCGTAGGCTTCGAGGACATCACGTCCCTCGCGAACTTGATCCTCATGCACGAAGCTTACTTCGACGAGGAATACCTCAACATCGCTGGTAGCTCACACACTATCAGCAAGCCTGCAGCCGTTAGTTGCACAGTTCGTGCAGCCGTCTCTGGGGAGACTGCGATCTCTAACGGTGGTGCCGCGCACAACTACGTTGCAGTTACTGCATGCAACTACTACGGCGAAACTGCAGAGGCATATACCGCTGACCTTACAGGCGTTTCAACTGCTGATGTCATCGATGTCGTGATCACTCCTGGCGCGAACTCCGCTGGCCAGCAGTTCAAGATTTACGTCGATCGCAGTAACGGCGCATCGATTACTCTTGCGTCCGCGTTCTACGTCGCACAGTGCGGTGGAACCAAGTTCACCCTTCAGGGAACCCTTCCAACATCTGGTGCCGCAGTGCCTACGGCTGACACTGGTACTGGCGCATCGACCCGCTGGGACGGTCTATTGTCCGTCGTGTCGGGAAATGCGGCAGCCGCAGGCGTTTACCCTGCAGGATTCAAGGGCTCTTACGTCAACGCGAACGTCCAGGCTCAGCTAGGGCTCAACGTACTCAATACCGCTCTCAAGGCGATGTACGATTCATCCAGCGCATTCGGTGCTGGTGCTGGTGCATTCCGTGCGAGCCCCGAGGAACTGATCTGCGAAGGCTTCGATAGCGCGAACCTTTCGAGTGACGTTGCCCAGAACTCCAGTGGTACTAACTACCAGCTATTGATCCAGCAAGGTGAGATGGCAGGCGTTCTTCACGGCACCGCCGTATCGCAGGTAGTCAACCCCGTCACCCGTCGCATCGTGAACATCACCGTTCACCCTGGATGGCTACAGGGAACCGCACTGCTCACTCAGTGGACAACTCCACAGGCTGCTCGTAACGCTAACGTATTCGAGATGCGTATGTGCCAGGACTTGCTCTCTGTAGCATGGCCCGTCATCGACCCGACCTATCGCTACTCGATCTTCGAGTACGGCACGTTCTTCGCTCAGGCACCGCAGTACAGCGGCCTGCTTTCTGGGCTCCAGGTTTCCGACGCCGATCCGTGGTCCTAAGGTAGTACCTAAAACCCCACGACTACTCGCACAAAGCAGGATGCAAATGCCAGCGCTGTCTAGCGGTAGTCGTAGCTCCCATGCTTACTGATCCCACGGCGAATCCACTAGCTGGCCTGATAGCAGCTTGCCTGCTTGATGTAGAATGAGAGTATGAACCTTCTAGTACGAGCAGCTATCGCTGTTCTCTGCGGTGTCGGAACCTTTCTACTGCGCAGCTACTTCGTTGTACTGACACAGACCCTCGCAATCATCGGCGCCCTCGTTGGGCTCGTGGTGTTCTTCGGCTCTCCTCGGCTCTAATGACGAGATTCGCTGTAGACCCGAACGCCACAGAGGGAGTAAAGATGGCGTCTGATAGCCATGTATACCCGATAAGCCGTACGGGTAGCATCGACGTCGATAACCCAAAGCACATTGCGGAACTTCGCGGATCATCGATGGCTCGGGCTCTCGACCTTGTGATCGAAGTAGGCGGCGGGCCACAGCGTACTCAGACGCAGTCGAAGGAATGCCCGCAGTGCTTGTTCCAAGCGTGGTCATTCACCCGCGAGTGCCCAAGGTGCGGAGTTATACTGTAGGTATGCCTAAGAACAAGTCAGTCGAAGCGCCCGTACAAGGCGCTGCTAAAGTCTATGGACCGAGCCACGTCAAGTCGTTCGTCAATGGCGATCATCGCCACACGTTTACTGACCCAGCGAATCGCTTGTCGAAGCCTGGATACGATGACGACGAGCGTTCGCTCCCGATCCTGCAGTGCCCACTATGCAACGACTTCGCTATGCGGAACTTCGGGTTCGCTCGCGATCCCGCAAAAGTTACTCTCACGGCTGATGAGACAGATTTCGTTGAGCGCTCTAAGGAAGAGGGCGTGATGCAGACCAATCAGTTGATGCGAGAGTTTGCGCGTACCGTCAAGGACGCTACTGTCGCTAAAGCTGGCATCGTATAGCCTTTCCGTTAGGGCGCGAACACGATACGATATGAGTATGGATGTTGGAGCCCGTGTGCTGAAGATGCAAGAGATGCGTGTTACCGTTACTCGCTGCACATGCGGCGATCCTACAGCGCACGCTAATGTCCCGTGTCCGCTCGGAGTAGCTGATCCGTCTGCGACGCGCGTCCTACGTTCATATAGCAATCCCGTTCGTCAGTTCGTTTGGGATCACACGGGGAGATAACCAATGGCAACTGTTCTTACGACCGTAGGCAAGGGGCTAGTCACTAGCTTTCTAACGGGCCTAGGCAGCCCTGTCGTGCCGCAGTATGTCGCTATTGGTTCGGGTTCGACAGGCGCAGTAGTCGCCGACACCACGCTGACCACCGAATACACTACTGGCACATGGACTGGATACGCTCGCATCGCAGGCACTGCGACCCAGACAACCGTTACCGTAACCAATGACACTGCTCAATGGGTGGCTACGTGGACAGCGGGTGCTGCGCAGACTGTCGCTGAAGCTGGAAACTTTACGCTCTCCACGGTGGGCTTGCTCTTCGTGCATGGGAACTTCACAGGGATTGCGCTGTCTTCAGGGGATAGCTTGCAAGTCACGATCACCTGTCAGTTCACCTAAACTGAGTGTGGCTGATGGCCACTAAAGCGTTTGTGGCCTTCTGATGCCCACCTTCCCTTACGCCTACGTCGTGAACAGCGGCGCCTCCACGGTCACGAAGATCAACCTGAGCACGTTCGCGACAGTGGGGAGCGCCATTGCGGTGGGCAGCAACCCCTACCCCATCGCCGTTGATCCAGCGGGTGCCTATGCTTACGTCGTGAACCAGGGCGCCTACACGGTCACGAAGATCAACCTGAGCACGTTCGCGACAGTGGGCAGCGCACTGGCGGCGGTGACCAACCCCGTCGGCATCGCCGTTGATCCAGCGGGTGCTTTCGCCTACGTGACGAACTACAGCGGTAACAAGGTCACGAAGATCAACCTGAGCACGTTCAATAACGTGGACGTCACTAACATCGCAGTGGGGACCTACCCCTACGGCATCGCCGTTGATCCAGCGGGTGCCTATGCTTACGTCGTGAACAACGGCGCCTCCACGGTCACGAAGATCAACCTGAGCACGTTCGCGACAGTGGGGAGCGCCATTGCGGTGGGCAGCAACCCCTACTCCATCGCCGTTGATCCAGCGGGTGCCTATGCTTACGTCGTGAACTACGGCGCCTCCACGGTCACGAAGATCAACCTGAGCACGTTCGCGACAGTGGGGAGCGCCATTGCGGTGGGCAGCAACCCCTACGGCATCGCCGTTGATCCAGCGGGTACCTATGCTTACGTGACGAACAGCGGCGCCTCCACGGTCACGAAGATCAACCTGAGCACGTTCCTGACAGTGGGCTCTGCTCTCGCAGTGGGGACCTACCCCTACGGCATCGCCGTTGATCCAGCGGGTACCTATGCTTACGTGACGAACTACGGCGATAACACGGTCACGAAGATCAACCTGAGCACGTTCCTGACAGTGGGCAGCGCACTGGCAGTGGGGGCCAACCCCTACGGCATCGCCATCGGGCCGATTCCATATGGTCCTGCTGGCACCGTCTACTACGCGGTCCTAGCCGTTATAAGCGCCTCGGTGTCCGCGATTAGAGCGGTTCGCTCCCGAAAAGCGAAGCTCGTCGCTAGCACTGCATCCGTAGTTGCGCTGCAGATCAAGCGCGCTCGTAAGGCTGCGCTCTCGGTTGTATCCGCATCGAGCGCAAACCTAAAGCGAACCATCGGCAAAAGAGTACGCGCAAGTTCTGCGAGCAGCGTCTCGCTAGTCGTCAAGCGCGCTCGTAAGGCTGCGCTCTCGGTTGTATCCGCATCGGTGGCAGCGATCGCAAGTCGTCGCTCACGGTTTATGAAGCTCATTGCATCCTCAGCGTCCTCGGCTGTTTTCCACTATCGACGAGCAAGGGTCGCGGTTCTGGGGGCAACGTCGGCCACGGTTTCAGCGATCACTAATGTCCGCTCGCGGGTAGTACGCATCATGGTTTCTTCAACTTCGGTAGCATCGATACGACGCGCCATCGGCAAGTACATCTCGATTGCCTCAGCGTCTGTATCTACGCTATCCAAGGCCATCCGTAAGGTTGTCGCAGCAAGCTCGACCAGCGTTACCGCTCTCAAGGTGAAGCGCGCTCGTCTGATCGCCATAGCGGCCTCCAGCGCCTCCGTAGCGGCTGCGATGCTCCACCGTGCACGACATGTCACCCTTGCCGCTGCGAGCGCCTCCGTGGCCGCTGTACGGTCACTACGAGCACGCTATATCTCTCTGCTTGCTAGCAGCGCTAGCTGGACGATCGTAGCTTGGAAACGTGCACGACGGATCGCATTAGGCGCGGTCAGCGCGAGCGTGCCTACTGTCCTTCGCCGACGAGCCCGCCATATCGCTTTAGCGGTGACCTCCGCTACCGCCTCAACAATCTCGAAGGTTATATCAAGGCTCCACTACATCACACTCGCTGTCACATCGGCTAGCGTATCTGCCGTAAGAATGCTCCGTAGTCGTCTCGTTGCCCTGGCAACCAACAGCGCAACGGTCGCAATGATTGCATATCAGCGAGCGCGAGTGGTCGCTCTAGCCGCATCATCGGCTATCGTCTCGACGATCTCCGCAGTCTCGTCAAGGATCAAGACTATCACCCTAGCAGTGACATCTGCGTCCATCGCCACGATTGCCAACCTTCGGGCTCGGCTGATCTCGGTCGCAGCAACTACGGTATCCTCTCCACGCGTGAGGTTGATCCGCGCGCGGTTCGTGAAGATCGCCACCATCTCAGCATCCTTGGCACGGATTAGCATCTCCCGCCTATGGCGCATCACTCTCACGGCTGGCAGTACCACCGTTGGGAGCGTCGCTATCCTGCGCGTATACATCGTTACTCTAGCAGTGCATTCGACTACGGCAGTCACCATCAGCATCCAGCGAGCCCGAGTGATCGTTCTCGCTGTGACTTCGAGAATACTCACTGCGATCCCTAAGACCATTCGTAAGCTCGTCAACGCCATCTCAGTATCCAGAGCGAGGATCACTACGTTCATCCCCGTGCCTTTTGTACCTGGAGTGGTTACCACGGTCATCTCTATCGCAAAGTGGGTGACGAGCCTATTCTCAACCCCGAGTGCTCCCTCGACCACGATCTCCGAAACAGAGACAATAGAGACAGAGATCACCCCACCATGACAGATTATGCTACCCCCGTTCCTGTAGGCCAACCACTTCACTTCGCGTGGCAGTTCTCCGAAGCGCCGAATTCTGTTGAGTTCAAGTGGAGCGAACCCAAGGCGTCACCCGTAGTTCCCGAGACTACGAGTACATGGACTTCGCCCTCGACACAAACGGGTGGACCGCCTACGGTGTACATGGATACTGCGGTGACGTTCCACGTTGACTGCGTACCGACGTCAACTCCTGGTCCCGCTTACTGGAGAGTACAAGCCTTTGATGTTGATGATAACTCGATCGCTGTAGACGAAGGCGTCTTCCCTGTAAGGCCATCGCCGCTTAGAAACTAGGCTGAAGCGCGATACACTGATAGTATGATCTCGCCGTATGTGCTCCCGTCTGATCTGATCAACTCGCCTGTCGGCATGGACTGGACCTCGTTCCCTGTACCTGGCGCGACGAACGAGCAGCAACTCGCGGGTCAATGGGATATGTGCTTTCGCGCAACCTCCGCTGCAGATGCGTTCGTCGATCAGACTTTACGCGCGACGATCTATACGCAAAATGAATCAGCGCCTAACCGTCGCGTTTCGACTGACCCTAACGGTGTAGCGCGATTCGTCTGCGATGAGTGGCCTGTGCGCACAGTGGTTAGTGGACAGTGGACTAACACTGCATCGTTCCCGCGTCAGTGGCAAACGATACAGCTATGGAAGTTCGATATCGATGGTTATACAGTGATGAATGGCTCATACGATGACGCCGCTAATGGACCGAACACTATTCTGATTGCTCCAGGGATCGTAACAGGGATGTACGGTCGCCGCGGCCTCCTCCTGCAGCTACAGTACATCTCGGGATGGGCGAATGCGGGGATCACTACAATGGTCGATGTCGCTGATACAGAGATCGCCGTTGACGACGTAACAGGTTATACGCTAGCCACGGTCGATGTCCCGATCATAGGAAGAATTCCTGACGGCGCGAGCACCGAAGTAGTAGCTGTTACAGGAACAACGCCAAGCGGCCTATCCGCATCGGGCGCAGGTACACTAACGCTTGCAACGGGCGCAGCGTTCGCACATGCTGCGCCAACGGACGCTGTCCCTGCTTGTCTCATCACTACGATGCCCGCGAACGTCACACGAGCGATCGTATGGCTAGCGCTCGCTGATGCGATGGTACGAGGCGCAATGGCGGTAACCGTTCCCGACCTCCCAGGATCAGAGCAGCATGGCGCGAGTAAAGATGACTTGGAGATGATGGGCTTCGAGGCCCTACTACCGTATAAACGCGTAACTTCCTAGAGGCCAGCACGCAGTAGGCAGACTGGCGTCAGCCAGGGTAAGATTACAGTATGCCTCTGCCATTGATTTCGAAGCTTCGCAACGGCGCCCTAAGCGCAGCACAGGACAACATCATTGCGTTGTACGAGTTGCTAACGGGTGGACTGACGGATCAGACTGTCACTATTGCTCACCTGACAGCCCAAGCGCTCTCAGTACCTAGCCTCTCAACCACGGGCGCTGTCACTGCTGGGAGCGTAGTCACTACGGGTACCGTCTCAGAAAAAGGCTTGGTCACTACAGCGATCACTAGCGGAGCACTGCCGACACACGCCGTTACTTCAGGGACAGGAGCAAAGGTTCTTACTACGCGCGATACGGTCGTTGCGCTGCCATACAACATCGTTGTGGCTACTGACACGGTCGAGATCGAGCTATCTCCTGATGGAACGACCTATACCACTTTGGTAACCTTGGCTCCTGGCATCATCTCTACACTGCTAGCGTCTATCCCCGTACCCGCCAATTGGTATATCAGGGTCACACTAACGGGCTCTGCTACTCTCGGCGCGGTCGTCTACTACTAGGAGGCGCACCATGCCACTCAATAGCGTCATGCAGCACGTCAAGTCCGTACTGAACGATCTCACGTTGCCTAGCGGGCTCACCTTCGATGGAGAGCATCAAGTACCGAATCTCAAAGCGCTTATCGCGATCGAGTATGGTCTGACATTCTCTGCGCAACCACTCGCCTTCATATGGGGAGGCGTCCTAGACATCAAGCGTCGCACTATGGGTGGCCCACGGTCAGCGGAGATCAATACGTCGAGCCCATTCCGCAACATCACGTACAAGATGCAAATCACTCTTAGGTATTCAGTACCACGCGTCCTCAGCAACATCGATTCGATCTTCCCTCTGATCATTGATAGCGTCGTCATGCAACTCTCAGGCACGCAGATGCCTATAACTATCACTGATTCTATGACAGGCTGGAAGAGCACCATTACCGAGATCGGAGAGCAATTCGACATCTCTGTACCTAACGTCTTTCAGCATGAGGACCAACGATGGTGGGCATATGGTGCTCGCGTCGTTACCACGGTCAAAGAGGACTATCAGCAGTGAAAACTATTTCGCGCTAGAGGAATATGTTACGATAGACACATGGCTATCACAGACGACGAACGTAAACGACGCGACCGCGAAAAGCATAACAAACTATGGCGAGAAGACCCAGGATATCGAGATCGCTCGTTGCAGTACAAAGCGAAGAGATACGCAGCTAACCCTGAGCCAGCGAAAGCATACGCTGCCGAATGGCGTGCAGCACACCCTGGCTACAATCTCCGTAAGGCTCGTTCCTCACGCTATACTCGTACATATGGCGTCAGCCCTAAAGACTATAACGATATGTTCGCGGCTCAGGATGGAGCATGTGCGATCTGCGGCAGAGAACAGTTTGATAGCTCGAAACGCAGGCTCGAAATAGATCACGACCACGCAACTAATAAGGCAAGAGGTTTTCTTACGTGCGGCGCATGCAATCGTGGCATGGGGCAATTCGGAGACGACCCACGGCTTCTTCGCCAAGCTGCACTATACCTAGAGTTAGCCGACGCGCAGAATTAGATCATGGCTGCAGCTAAACCTAACCTCATCGCCGCAGTCGCAGTTGGGCTGAAGAACGCCGCAATGCTTCTCGAACAGATGACGCTGTCGCTCGCCCATGAAGCTGCGCCACATGGTGGTCCTTTTTCTACAGGCGCATTCGCGGCAGGACTTGTGTCAGATGTTGCGATATCAGATGCAGAGGTCGTCATCACTATCGCATCCACGGTCGATAAGCCTAAACCTGAATGGGTCGAAGAGGGCACGAAGCCACACATGATCCCTGCTGAAGATACGTACTTTCTAGACAACCCATCGGCAAGTTCACATTCGCCCGACCCTGGAGGCTTCTCTGCTATGGGTCCAGTGATGCATCCTGGTACGCAGCCGAACGAGTGGGCAGATACAGTTTTGGGGGAAGTTGCCGCTGTAGCCGAAGACACCATCACCGCCGCAATCCAAGAAGCATTGGCTGCACAGTAAAATCACGATAAGATAAGTACATGTCCACCTTTGGTCCGAGTTACGAGCTTCCTGGAAATCTATCAGCCGCAGGCTTAGCTCATGAACTCGTCTTCGGCACCCCCGTCGCGCCAACACAACTAGCTCCGTTCGATGACTTTACGCTCGAACCACCAGACACTGGTCTGTTCTTTCCCGAAACCGCAATGGGTGTTCGCGAAACTGAAGTGTTCCCGCTGTATGGTCAGGTGAAGCTCACGGGCTCGCTCGGCTCGCCCCTCTTCCCTGTAAACGGCATCCTAGCTTGGATCGCTGCAGTAGGATGTGATGGCTCACAGTCTGGTACTGCGGCTGGTACTGCCAAGAATGGTACTATCACGGCTGCAGCCGCAGGAGTAACGTCGCTGACGTATACCGTTACAGGCGGAACGCCTGCCCCTGTAAACGGCGACTACCTGCAGATCGGCCCTGGGAGCATCACGAAGTTCGGCGTCCTAGGATTCGGAACACTCGCTACCCCATCGTTCGTAGTCAAGGTCACTGGCGTTGCCCTCACTGGTCCCTACACTCTGACTGTCGCTGCGACACCGTTCGCTGTGACCTCAAGCAACAACGTCGCGCAAGCGTGTGTCGCTCCGTTCTATCACTCCGTCATCCCAACGAACCGCCCTATCTCGCTAACTGCAGAGCGCAACCTAGGCGGGTATCAATCGCAGCAATACGCTGGCTGTATGGTTGATTCGTTCGACTTGACGCTGCCGACCACGAATGCTGCCGCGTCATTCAAGTCTAACCTCTCTGCATCAACCGTAGCGGTACTCAATACTCCCACAGCAGTAGAATCGCTGACTGATCCTGCAGTACCGTTCGTGTTCGCAGAGGGTGCGCTATCTGTCTTTGGTCAGGCCCTCAACAACGTCACTAACGTCAAGTTCACTCTCAATAACGGCGTAAAAGAGAATTGGACTGTCGCGGCTTCACATCTGCCCACGTTCATCACGCCAACCTCGCGCATCCTAAGCGGCGAGTTGACGACCGTCTTCTACTCCCTCAACGATGCGAACTACGGATTTTTCGAGAACTGGCACCCCAACCTTTCTACTCCCGTTCCTGGCGCGCTATCGCTCACCCTTGCTCACCCTGGCACGGGCGGGTCATTCTACATTACGTTGCCCGCCGTCTCCGTCGAAAAGATCGGAACCGCGTCGAAGATAGGCGATCTCATCATGCAGACGCTCTCATTCAAGGCGGCGTACAGCTTGACTGATAACTACAGTCTGCAATCTTACTTCACGAACACGGCTTACGCTCCGTTCTAGACAGTCCTGTATACTGTTCTTATGGGCTTCCTATCGCTGTTCGATGAGACTGAGAGTATTGAGGTAGCTCCTGGATACTCTGTCGTTCTCAAAAAGTACCTCTCCAATGATGACTACACGGCGGCACAGAACGCATTGCTGACCTCGCGACAACTCGTGAGTGGTGGAGGCGCAGCCGACAAGATCAGCGCTAAGATCGACACGGCTGGATACCAGCAAACCCTCCTATTTCACGCGATTGAATCATGGAACCTGACGGATAAGCAAGATGCGGCTCTCCCGTTGAGCATCGACAGCGTCAAGCGTCTACCACAGCCGACTTTCCTCAAGCTATACGCTCGCGTCACAGCCAACAGCAACGAAAAGGAAACCGCCGCAGAGCAGACGTCCTTTCGTGACGGCGACAATAGCGTGGGCGTCGGGCAACCTTAGTCCACGCGACCATCTCCCCGCAGCTACAGCGCAATACTCAATCCTCAAAGCCTTTTGGAATAGGCTCGGCTGGACCTACCGCGACCTGCAGTCGCGCCCTCTTCGAGAAGTCCGTAAGTATATCGAGATCATGCGCATCGAGGATCACGAAGCAGAACTACAGCATGCACGACAAGCTGCAGCCATGAAGCGCTCTTAGCGCCACCGTCGCTAGCCGTACCACAGGTACGGCATTCCATGAAACAATGAGAGTATGGATTCTCTTGCGCTAACACTGACCATAATCAACGCTGGTCAAGCGGTGCTCGATGAAGCGCAAGCTCAGATAGACGCTCTGCCTGCCGCTAAGACCATCACGATCAATCTCGTGAGCGATGCGCCAGAAGTCGCAGCGGAAAGTACCGCAGCAATAGACGAGAGCGCTGCCTCTATCGCGGAGACGTCTGCTGCAGAATCAGGGAGTATTGAGGAGACAATCGCGGCATTGATGGCAGGCAACGAGGAATTCGAAACGCAGTTCCTCTTGACGATGTCAGCGGCTCAGTTAGCTATCGGCAAGACTGATCTAGCTCTCGATAGTCTGGGAGCGTCTGAAACCGAAGCGGGAGCAGGCTTGGCCCCACTAGCTGTGGGGGAAGATGAGGTAGCTGCAGGAGGAGACGCCATCATGGGATCGATGAAGTCAATGCTCGCGACCCTAGCTCCTATCGCTGCGCTATTCGGCATCGGGCTAGGCGTCAAAGCAACCCTCGACATCATGGGGCAGCAGACCCAAGCTACGGCAGCATTGAATAACGCATTCAAGGACGTCAAGACATCCATACCGACATCAGAACTCGACACCCTGAGTACCAAGATGTCCAACATGGGGTTCAATAATGTGGAGGTCACTCAATCGCTAACCAATCTTACGCTCGCTACGAAGAGCGGCAGCAAGGCTGTTACTGATGAAGCTGCTGCAGCCGACCTCGCTGCGTATTCGCACATATCGCTAGCCGCTGCGACCAATCAGTTGATCAAGGGATCGCAAGGACAAGCGCGTGCTCTCAAAACCTTAGCCTTGGATGGACTGATCCCCGTCATCAACAACGCAAAGGTTATGGCCGCAGCACAAGCTGCTGTTGGCACGGCACAAGATGCAGTCACTACGAGCACGAATAGTCTGTCCAATGCACAGATAGCCTATAACACTGCAGTTGCGGAATATGGACCTAATTCGTCACAGGCTGAGACAGCCGATAACTCTTTGCAGAATGCTCAGATTAGCCACCAGAAGGCTGTAGACGGCCTGAGTACAGCAAACACCAACCTAGCGAATAAACAAAAGGACCTCGCTAATCCTACCTGGCAAATGTCGCAACTAACAGATGAGTTGAAAAGCAAGATCGGTGGATTAGCGCAAGCACAATCTCAAACACTCGGTGGCGCGTTCGATATCGTCAAGGCTAAGGCTGAGAACTTTCTTGGAGGAGCAGGGGATAAACTTCAAAAGTGGTTTTCACAGCACGAAAAACAGATTATGCAAGTAGCGGGCGTCATCGTAGGTGACTTGATCACGGCATGGGGCGACGTTACGACCGTCATTAGTGATGTCATTGGAGGGATCGAAGACTTCTATACTAGTCATAAGAAAATCCTCGACGATATCGCGGGTCTGATTGTGCATGATCTCATCCAGTATTGGACGGACGTTATCAAGGTCATCGGACTAGTTGTCAACGCATTCGAGCAATTCTACGACAAGAACAAAGCCGTCATCGATAATGTCGTGAACGTCGTCCTAGCAGCCCTAAAGATCGCGCTAGAGGTGATCGGCTGGACGCTATCGAACGTCGTCGTACCCGCTTTCAAGATCGGTCTTGATATCATCTCGACGGCGCTGCAGATCGTCATCAGCATCATCGAGTTCGTCGTGGACTGCATCCAGAACATCGTTGGAGCCGTGCAGAACGTCGTGAACTTCACTAAGACAGCATTCAGCGATATTTCTGGCTTCATCGCCGCCGTTGGCGATACCATCGAAAGCATCATCCAAGTCTTCGTCAAGCTGCCAGGTAATATCTGGAATGCGATTCTCAGCATTGGCGGATTCTTCCTCAAACTCGGCTTACAAATGGATACCGACGTTGTGAATTTTCTTGCCACCGTCCTCGGCTTCTTCACGGGGCTCCCTGGCAACATCTGGAACGCTATCGCTACAGGAACGGGCGACGTCGCAGGCTTCTTCGAGAAGATAGGTGTCACAGCAATCAGCAATGTCAGCACGTTTATTGGTAGCATCCTCGACTTTTTCAAGAAACTCCCTGGCGAAATTTGGGACTTCATCAAGAGCGTACCTGGGCTAATAGCGAAGATGGTTAGCAACATCCCTGTACTCGGCGGCATCATCAAAGGCGCGAGCAGCGTTGTCGGAGATATCGCAAAGGCTTTCGCAGGCGGTGGGGTCATCAATGAGCCCATCGTAGGATACGGGGTCAACTCGGGGCAATCGTACTCATTCGGTGAGAATGGTTCAGAAGCCGTAGTACCGTTGACTGGCGCAGCGAACGGGCTCGGGGCGGGCGGTGCGGGCGGTGGCAATGTGCAACTCATCTTCTCGGGTAACTACTTGCTCTCGAATAACGCGCTGACGCAGTTCGCGCAGCAAGTCGAACAGATCGTCGTGACTAAGCTACTGCCAGCGGGTGGTCGTATGGTCACTCTAGGATAAGGTCATGACTGTAGCAGCCCCGACGTACTCTCTCCTGATAGATGGCGTTCAATACGCTCCGTATCTCGAACAAGATACCTGGACGGTGTCTATGAACTACGGTCGTCAAGGCACGACAGCCTCCTTCCAACTGCTCGACGACTTCACGGCGTCATACGACAAAGGCGAGCCAGAGTACAACGTCCTTGTACTACCACTGAGCGAAGTGAGCTTCGAGGATACCTCTACGGGTGCGATGATCTTCGGTGGGTACAACACTGCACCGAACATGACGTGGTATTCACCAGGACTTGCAGAATGGCAACTGCCCTGCGTAGACTACACGCTTCGCAGCGATAACATCATCGTGATCGCCGATCTATTCGGACTTACGGCTGATGCTATGGTTATGCAGTTGCTCACAGCCGCCGCTGCTTCGACAATCACAGGTGATCTCATAGCTAATGGCGGTTACATCGCTCCAGGACCAGCGCTAGGACGCTTGCAATTCGACTACACTACGTTATCGCAGGCTATCACTAAGGTCGCACGGTTAGCGTCACAAGAGACAGATTTCAACTGGTACATCGACAACGACCGTCATCTGCATTTCATCTCGCTAGCGCAGATTCCGAATCCCCTGTGTACTTTTACGGACTATCAGTCGGAGTTTGGTGTTGGAGGCTCTAACCTCGGTGCCAGTCTAGGTACCTTCCAAGGTGGCTATAACGACTTCTCGTATGTCTATGACGGCAAGATCATTCGCAACTCGGCTATAGTGCAAGGATCGTATGTTGCTACACCGCGCACCGACAACTTCGTCGGCAATGGGATAACTTCACAATGGCCCCTCTCTTACGTCGTCGGCACCATCATCAGCGGTGCCACGACTACAAGTAGTACGGGTACGCAAACGTCCGCGGTTCTGCTCTATGTCAACGGTGCCTTGACGAATGTCTCCTCTGTATCACAAGGCGATATCGCCGTTGGCGCGGGATGGTACTACACCCAAAACGCAGTCGGAACGTGGGTACTTTGTGCTCCTTCGCCTCCATTTACAGGAACACAGATTTCGTTTCAGTACATGGCTAACCAACCGATCATCACTCAACAAGATAACAACGCGTCGCAAGAGTTGTATGGCGATAGCCTCGGTAAGTTGATGATGCAAACGTTCATCTCTGATACATCGCTGACCACATTGAGTGCAGCGATACAGCGTGGCCAAGGCGAGCTACAGGAATACCAATGGGCACAGGAACGCGTGACGTTTACTACAAACGAATCATGGCCTGGACACATCTCCGCTGGCGATACCTTCTACGGCCACTTCTCACGCGTCCTCGATTCGCAGAACTCATACTCAGTCGGCCTCACTCCTGACACCCAAGCGGTCTTCCTCGTCGTACAATGCAGCATCCAAGGCATGCAGGGCAATTTTCGCACATACACGATCACCGCTTGCAGGGTACAGTAAACTATAGATATGAGTGCTACACCACCGTTGTCTTCGGGCGGTATGCGACCGTTTACGTTCGTTGATATCATCCACGGTCTACAGCAAGACCTAGAGAATCAGACCACCAATTCCCTAGATGCGAACTTCACGCTCATCGGTGCAGTAACAGAAAATGGCAGCGGGGCCGAAGAATCGATCACGGGCGCAACGGCGTCGAGTGCTCAAGCGTATGATGTCGCAGCATGGGGGTGCTTCTGTTGGCAATAGAGGAGGGGCTCGGCTTGCGCGGTCGCGTCTTCGCTGCGACCTATCAATGGCGCGGCGACTATGAACGATCGCTAGCATGCGAACCTGACGAAACGCGTGTATCGCATAACATCCTCTGCGACAACGGACTGACGTTGCTCACTAGCGCAATCGCGTGGTCGTGCGGCGAAGATCAAAACGCGAACATGGGAGCGCCAATGCCATCCGCAGGCATCTATGCTGCACCCATCTATGGTGCGATCGGCACTGGTACTGGCACGCCTGCTGGACATGACGCTACGCTATTCACAGAGAACTCACGCGGTGTCGTAACGGGAACGGGCTATGCCACTGCATACTACCCAAGCCCTGCACTCTTCTCTTGGTTGTTCCTCTTTCCTATTCCAGCAACCGCTCTTACGATCTCTGAATGCGGCGTGTTCTTTCAAGCAACCGCTACGCCAGCTAGCGGGCAGCTATTCAACCACTCGTTGATCTCTCCGACCATCACGCAGTCAACGACACAAATCTTGACGCTCAACATCAGTATCTCGATCGGCAACTCCTAGATCACACTAGGTCATCGCTCTACTCCACGGTAGAATGAGAACATGACTACTGCACAAAACGACTTCAACGAGAACGCTGGCAGCAATGCGCCTTCTACAAGTGTTGGAAACGGTGGCACGACCATACGTCGCTTGGACAGGATTGAGACTTCCCTTCGTGCAGTCCAGGATAAGGCATCCGACGCAGTTACAGAAGCACAAGAAGCGGTCGCACAGGCGAAGGAAGCAGCGACAGTCACTCGGGAGACCTCAAAGGAGCTAACAGCACTGCATAAGGGTGGCACGCTAGTAGCGATCCAAACAGCCGCAGAACTAAAACTACTCAAAGTAGCTTTGGTGGGTGGTCCCGATAGCGTCATCCCGAACGACGTCGGCGCTGTAGGTCGCTTGACAGAGAAAATCGATACGTACATATCTACGGCATCAAATAACGTAATCAGCAAGCGCAATCTCATCCTGAGCGCCCTTGGCATCTCCGTGATGTTGCTGGGGGTTATATCTGGCGTGATCTGGAACTTCATCTCCCTCCACGGCTAGCGGTACACTAGAGATATGCAACCCGTAGAATGGATAGACGTATCGACTTGGCAAGGATATCCGAACTACCTCCAGATCAAGGCTGACGGCATTAGCGGTGTCATCACCCGTGTCAACGAGGGAACTATCCGCGATGGCTCGCTTGCATGGAATTGGCCACGCATAAGCGCTGCAGGCTTATCTCGTGGCGGCTATGACTTCGCCTATACTGCGAACCCCGCGACCTCAGAAGCGAACGACTTCTTGGGTGATCTCAGGACAGTCGGCGGCTGGGCCTCGACAGATATTCTCGTGCTCGACATCGAAGCGAACAGCGGAAACCTCAGTGCGAAAGCGTTGCAACAGTGGGTACTTGTATGGTGTGAGACGGTTATGACTGCAACGGGGATACGTCCTTGGGTGTATAGCAACCTCTCTTTCATCTCGACGTACTTGCAGAATGGCAGTCTCGCAGCGTATCCGCTATGGCTCGCCGAACCTAGCGCTACATCGTGGCCCGCTGCTCCTAAGCCGTGGACTTCGATCATCGCATGGCAACGCAGCTTCGTGGGCAGCGTCCCTGGTATCAATGGCAGCGTTGATATCGATGCAGTAGTTGCGCCAGCACCAGCGCCCGTGCCGAAACCTGTGCCGCCTGCTATCATAGATGATGACATGAGCACAATCTGCACGACACTTCCAGACGGTACCAAGATTGTCGCCGACTGGACTATCGATGGCGCGGGCACTGTTTGGTACCGCTATTCAGCGAATGATGGACCCTGGGAGCCTGCTACTTTGCCTCCGTGTCCTGTCGCCGCTGTCTCTGGAACCTTATCGGCTCTGATCGACACGAACTACGCACTATGGCATGTGTTCGCGACAGGAACAGATGGCACTAGGCTACATTGGTATCAGCCCGTTGCTGGTGGAGAGTGGGTTCCTCAGCCGCTCCCAGGAGCTTCTGCGCCAATGCCCGCTAAAGCTACCGCGACTGAGGTTGCTCAAGTGGACGCAGACGTAAAAGCAGCGGAAGCTCAGGAGCAGGGTGACGTTGCGGTGGTCGAGGGGGACATCAAGGCCCTTCCTGAGCCCGCTACTCCTGGCGAGGTTCTAGCTCTGGATAGCCGTGTAGCAAGCGTCGAGGCGGATGTCCTAGAGGGCGATGGTGCCATCGAGAACGTCATCAAGGCCAAGCCCTAACGAAACACCCCTCAGATGACGCTGCAGGGGGCCTAGGACGCTCGCTAGCCAGCGACCCCTACCTGGGGTGCCTCGGAAGCCTGCAAAGCCCGCCAGGGCCGTTTCCTAGGCTGCCCAGCTAGGGTCAGATTATGCCCCCTGACGTACTCTAGGCGGGCGTCGTGCTGCGCCTCGATCTTCGCCTCGATGGCTAAGGGTAGCTCCCTCTTGAGGGTAGCTCGATCGCCGAGATAACCTAGGGCGCCCGCATTGATCAGCGCAGTCATCGACTTCGTGTTGAGCTTCGCTCGGTTCGCACGGCGAACGAACTCATCGAGCGATCGAGGCGCTCCCTCATGCATTACCCTCTGCAACTCATCGTAAGCGACCTGTCCGAAGTCCACGAGGCCCGTGAGCCCAATGCGTATCCCATTGTCTTCTGCGCTGTACTCTGCACCGCTATACCGCACGTCAGCGCCCAAGAACGGGATGCCCATGCGGCGAACCTCAGCGCACGTCTCGCGGAGCTTCTCTTGTACGTCCTTTTTCTCGTTGAGAAGGGCACACATGAAAGCAACGGGATAGTGGCACTTCAGCCAAGCGCACTGATAGCTGACGACAGCGTAAGCCACCGCGTGCGATCTGTTGAAACTATAGCCTGCATGCGTCTCGATCTCCGACCATAGCTCCTCTGCGATGCGCCGCGCCTCAATCTCTTGCAAGGTAATCAACCACCCTTTGCAACATCTCTGGATCGCCGTCTCCCAACGCCGTGATCGCT